CCGAGCATTGCGTGAAATGTTATCCATCTTTCGAGATGATCCCATTGAAGGTCCTCTCCAGGAAGCTTCTATGGGTGTGTGGACCAAAATCTTGTCAGAAGAGTCCTGAGGATTAGTACGCTATGCTACGGGCATGGCAGGAACCAGCATCTATTCCGTTTACCGTCGTACTGCTCGTGCAGCAGCACAACAACGCGTTGTTAAAAAAACAACAAATATTGATGTAGAAAGAGCACGTACAGATTTTGCTTATTTTTGTGACGTTGTAGGTGATAAACCACCGGCACGGCACCACAAAGAGTGGCACCGTTATCTCTGCACAGATGAAAGCACTGAATGTTTAATTGGAATTGGTGGCCCAAACATTGACATTCTGGCGCCACGTGGTTCAGCAAAATCAACAATCCTAGGTCTCTACACTGCTTGGGCAGTTGGCGTCCACGCTCTTCACAAAAAACCGTTAAAGATTCTCTATATTTCTTACACCGTTGATGTTGCTCGTCCTAAAAGTGCGGCAATCAAACGAATTATTGAAGAAAGCAAAACATACAAAGAAGTTTTTCCAATGGTAAAAATTGCCAAAGGAATTAACTCCAACGAGTACTGGAGTATTGACTGGAAATTTGCAGGCATTAAATCAACCGGTGAAGAAGAATTTACTGTTTGTTGTGCTGGTCTTAAAGGTGCTGTGACTTCTAAACGTTCCCATTTATGTATTATCGATGATGCTATTAAAAGTGCCGACGATATAAAAAACCGCGACATCCGATCAGCAATGGAAGATAACTGGAACTCAGTTATTGTTCCTACTATGTTTGAAGGCGGACGCGCCATTTGCCTTGGCACACGTTTCCGGCACGACGACATTCACAACAGTACTTTTACTCCAGCTAATGATTGGGTCCAAATCGTTCAATCAGCAATTACCGTAGATGAGCACGGAGACGAAGAATCATACTGGCCCGAAATGTGGTCATTGGAATACCTGCAAGACAGGCGTCGCCAAGCTCCCATTGCATTCAGCTTTCAGTATCAAAACCAAATTGTTCAAACCAGCGAGCTGTCTCTTTCGCCAGATTTGATTGTCAAAGGAAATATCGCTACACAATTCGACACACTTGGCGTTGGCGTCGATCTTTCTGCTGGTGTACGAGAACGTAATGACTACACCGTTTTTGTAATGGGTGGGCGTGTCGGAGACAAGATTCATATCATTGATTCCAAACGTCTCCGGATTATGGGCAACCTAGAAAAACTAGAAGCCTTAATGGAAATGATGGAAGAATGGGGCGTCATCCACAAAGATAAGAATCAATACTTCCCAACAGGAAGCCACATTGACATTTGGTCAGAAGCCGTTGCATACCAAGCATCCCTGGAGGCAGACTTTAAACGAATTTGTTTAGGCGAACACGGGCTTTACAACATGAACTGGCATGCAGTAAAAGGTTTCCGTGGAGATAAAGTTGCGCGGTTTAGAGGAATCATGGGTTTGTTTGAGCAGCGTAAAATCATCTTTAACAGGTTTCGCAGATTTGGCGCTTTAACAGATGAGATCGTAAACTTTGGTGTAAGCTCTCATGACGACTGCGTTGACGCTTTAATTTGGCTGTGCACTGGCTTAATGACCAGAGGCGCACTGCAGTTAGAGTATTGACGATTTAAACTAAAGAAATCACCTTCACAATGTCTACCAGCTATTACAATGTAGAACTGGAGCAAGACGCTTACGGTTCTGCAGTCATTCCTCTTCCTGATGAGCTGTGCCACGACATGGCCCTTCAACCAAATGAAAGGTTTGAAGTTGAGGTTGAAGATGACATCATCACACTCAAACGGCTTTCCGCTGGCTACGATATTGAAGAATAATCTGACTCTTAAGCAGCAATGAGCGATAGTAGTAAATCCGCACTCGACGCTATCCTCAAAGCCGTCGTAAACCGCGATGGTACCGGCACGGCTGACACCATGCTGGTTAATGCGCACCTATCCCAAATGAAAATGTTTGGGGTGCGTCAGGGAGTTGAGTTTTATCCGCAGCAAGATAATTTCGGTACTCAACGGTTTGACTTCATTCAACAAGTCATCAAATTTAACAAGCTCGATGCCAGGCTCGATTCCATTTGGGATCGATTCTTGTGCTACGGAAAAGGTCTTTTCTACATACGTCCTACCAAAAAAACGTACCGCCTTTATTGGTTTGATAAAGACGCGTATCGAACCTATTACTCTCCAGAAGGTGAACTAGAAGAAGTTATCATCATCTATCCGTACAAAGTTAAAGCTTCGCGTGGCTTCCAGGGTGTTGGTTTAAATACGGATAAGCGTTACATGCGGCTTCGCATTACCGCTACAGAAATCGAAGAGTTCCACAGCGAACAAGAAATTACATTCGACATGCCAAACATGGAGTTTGGTATAACCGAAAAAAAGACTGTAATCAATACAATGGAATTTATTCCTTGCATTGAAGTCTTTAACAATCCCGATGCTTTTGGCACAGAAGGTGTAGGTGAATTTGAGTGGTTATCCAATCAAATTCTTGCTCACGATGAAATGGTTAAAAATATCAGAGCAAACCTTTCATTCTTTGGCAACCCTACTCTTCTTTCTTCTCGCCCCAAGCAAGACATTATTGAAAGCCAAGACAATGATGTTGCGCAGAGACCCAGCATTTCCAGTCAATCTGGATTCCAATCAGACTTCTTTCTTTCAAGTTCAACGTACAAACAAGACAACGTAAGTCGCCAGGCTCCTGGATACATTGGGCGTCCAGGTAGTGGCATGCGTGTACCACGAGTCATTGCAAACCTGGAGCCAACTGATCGTGTTGGCTTCATTACTCCCAATGCTGTTAGCTCTGATCAAGCTCGGTATTCCGAACAACTTCGTAATGAGATCCGGCTTGCTTTAGGTGGTATCGATGACCTTAGCATTACAAATGTAACAGCTACGGAGATTAAATCAGCTTATGGACGCGTAAGTGCTACTGCAAAGAAAAAATGCTTACAACTTTATACCTATGGGGTGTGCAAGTGTTTTGAATTAATGATCTTCCAGGAGGAACAGATTTTCCGTAAGTCTTTGGCGTACGCCTCCGGCATCAAATATCCGGCTCCTCCGGAAGATCCTAATGACGAAGCTGCGCAAATTAAATACGACAAACAAAAAACAGCGTATGAAAAAAAACTTCAAAAAGCTATTGACACTGCCCTGGAAACAAAAGAAGTACCTGATGGCGTTCTTGGATTAGCGCCAGACGGGGATCGGGTAGTTAACTGGCGCTGGATGGGACCCGTTTATGAAGATACTGCACAGGACAAATTAAACCAATCTATCTTTACTCGTAACCTACAAGAATTAGGTGTTGATAGCATTGAAGCACTGAAGTATTTATTCCCTTCAAAAACGGATGACGAAATCGCGGGAATGCTCTCCGGTTTCCCATTCCGAATGGTAGGGGAAGTACAGAGGGCCTACTCCGCATTTATTGATCTAATCAATCAAGAGATGCGAACACCACATCCGCAGCAACCCAATCTTCCGATGGCTGCGGATCCGAGATTAGATCTCACTCCCTTCCTTTACCGAACTCTCGAAAGCCTACAAAAAGAGGTAACCTATGCAGGCCGATACCGCAGCGCCGATCCAATCGGTACCCCAAGTATCCCAGACCCAGCCGATCAGCTACGCGGCTCCGGTAGCACAGACGGCGGCTCAGGCCCCGGCGGTGGCAACGTCTCCCCAATGGGTGGCGCCTTACCAGCAAGCGGTGGCCCCAGCCCCGCAAATGCAGGCCCAGATGGGGGTCAGCAACTACCAATCCAGCCCTACACCGTACTACCACCAGGAATCCCTGGCGCCCCAACAAACAGCACCGCAATCGGAGAACCCTTACAAGGAGGCATTCAACCGGGTAGTGGGGCTCCTGAGTTCGCCCGTCCAATTCCCGTTCCAGGGTCAACAATCGAGCGCGAACCAACAAGTCGCACCGGTCAACTACAATTCCCAACCGGTTCCCCAGTACAACAACGCGGGGATGCCGACCTCTATGCCTGGGATCAACAACAACCAGGCTTACTCCAACGGTTATTCCCAAACTTCGCAGGAAATCAGCCCGGACCAACTCCGCGCAAGCGGGGTAAGCGAAGCTAGTCTTCAGGTCATTGATCACTTCGGTGCTGACGTGCCGGCTATTCTCAATAGCTATGCGTGTCAGTTAGAAGATGCTCTGATTGCTACCAACCAGCAGCTCACTGAGGCTGTTGGCCTGCTCCAGGAACTCTCTAACGAGCACCGCTCCTATGAGACCATCCTGACCGATCCGGACGTCCTGGCTGACTACACTTGTGAGTTCTTCGGTGAAAATGGCCCCTATCCGGTGCCTGACGAAGAAATTGGTTACAGCCGTGCCCCTCAAGCCGTTGGTCAACAATTCCAGCGCCCTGTGGCTCCTCAGCGCCCTGAGATGCCTGCTCCTCCGCAGCCTCAAGCACAAGGCAACCCAGCCGACTTCTGGAACAATTTTGGCGCTCTGGCCGAACGCGATCCTTCCAATGCCTGGCGTTATCTGAACATGGCATCTCCCGATGCCTTCCGTCAGAAGCTGATGGTGATGGAGTGATACTCGGATTCTTGATATAATCCGTTTATTGGAAAACAGAGTAACTGTAAAATAAGGGGTAGCAATAGCTGCCCCATTTTTGTTTTTGTCTCATGGCAATTGCAGATCAAATTTCTTCTTTTTTGACACGCCTTGGTCAACAATCGGGGCAACTTGTTGCAGGTTCTCCCGGCAAATTTTCTCGCGCTACAACTCCCGCTGGTCATGGCCAATATTATCGCTTAGATCCAGGAACAAAAGGAATTCTTGAGCGCGTCGGTTTGTCTAACTTGGCACAGCAAATGCAATATTCTTTATCTGATCCGACAATTGCTCGCAATGTAGGCGCAGGAGTTTTAGGTGCAGGCGTTATAGGCGCTGGAGCAGCAGGCACATTAATTGCAAATAAAACAAAGAAAAAACCGTTGCGAATGGCTGGTGATGCAGGTGTTACACCTTGATCCATAGCGTTTAAAATGTTTGTTAACGGAGAATGACTATGGCATCAAAAAAAGCCAGTGTAGGTGCCAGGACGCAACAGTTCTTGGCCAGTATTGGCACAGCTGGCGGACCAATTGGCTCACCTTCATTGGTTGGTTTTGGTGGTTACGATCTTGCACAGCAGGTTCAAGCAGGTAACACAGATCATTTTGCTGCTGTGCGAATGATGAGTGACGGAACCGGTGTTGGTGATCCTCGTGCTCCGCAACCTCCAATGGCACAAAACCTGGATGCTGCCTACCTGAAGTTAAACCTCCCAGGATCTCCTTTGCCGCAACATGGTTTGTTTACAGATCGTAATGTTAAAGCAACGGAAATTACACAAGATCAGATGCTCGCCAGTGAGCAAATGATGATGTCTCGAATGATGCCTATGCGTGGACAACTTCCCATGGGTATTATGCCTCCCGCTCCCCAAAAGAAAGGTAACCGCTGATGGACAAAGCAAAAGCAAAAAAAGCAGTTAGCAAATCAAAAGGTCGTAAAAAAACTGCACAACAGGAAGATCCAGCAGCAGCCCTCGGCATAATGAGTGCTACCGCTGGAATTAACCCTGAAGTTCAAGCTTCTTCCATCTCACTGCAACCAGCAGATGGTTACGTCAATCCTTATCGAGCAACCGGTACAATGGCTCCAACGTCATATACAGCAGGTAATATGCTTGCCGGTCACAATGCTCCGCAGATGGTCAACTACTGAACTTAAATAATCTGGATTGATAAAGGGTTGCTATAATTTTTTCTAGTGGAGCTTTTGTTCCATCTTGTAGAGGATTTGCATCCTCAGGTATCAGCTAAACCTACGCTGAGTAACCAACATGTTTATTGATAACGATTTTCCCAAGCTGTTGGGCGCGGAGCTGTACCGTCCCCACCCGGCTTATATTGTGGAAATGGCAGCCGAGCCTGTTGTTGTCCACGACTTCACTAAACAGCCTGGTCAAACTGTTCAGTTAGACCGGTACCGTTTCTGGGGCAACCCCGGCACCAAAACTCAGCGTGAGCGTACCCAAGACCAAACGATTGGTACGGCTAATAGCCGCTCCATCGTTAAGGACAAAGTGCTCGTCTCTCTGCGTGAGTACACTGGTCCTGCCGACCCGAACAACTCCAACCTCCCGAGCACTTTCAAAATTGCTCGTGAGACTCTGATGACCGCTCAGCGTCTGCTGCTGGACACCGGGAACCTTAACATGTTCCACCAGTCCATTGGTTCGCTGACCCTGCTGGATGACTATCGCCGCTGGCGCGATCGTGTGTTCCTTGATGAGTTTTCGAAATCGGAAGCTCGTGGTGCCTCTTCTGACACCCAAGGTGGTTACTACTACCCCAACGGTAAGATCAGGACTGGCTCTACCACGCTGACTGCTTATTCCGCTACTGAGTATGCCTCTGAGCGCTATAAGTTCAATGTTAAGACCGACCTTCTGGAAGTTGTCAAGCAACTCCGTAAGCGCAACGTGCCCGTCTTTGCTGATGGTTACTACCGCTGCATTGCTGATCCCTCCTTCATGAAGGATCTGCGTGCTGACCAAGGCTTCCGTGAAGTAGCTCGTTACCCTGGCATGGGCCAGCCTAACCCCCTTATGGGTGCCATGGCTCCCAACGCCTCCATCTATGGCGGCGGTCAGTACGGCCAAGCTCAATTCGTGGCTGGTGAACCGATCATGCCTTCTGGCTTTGTCTTTGAAGGCGTACGTTTCTTCGAGTCCACCAACTTTGCTGACAAGTCCATCACTGTGGACACTGGCGACGGTCTCGGCGCTGTGTCTCACAACACCCCTCCTGCTCTGTTCTTCGGTCCTCAGGCCGTTGGCGTGGGCATCGGTGGCCCCAACGCTCAGGTTCTCATCAACAACAACGATGACTTCAGCCGCTTTATCATCTTGATTTGGCAGCTGTACGCTGGCTTTGCCAACCTGAACAAGGACTTCGTCACCGCAGCTTTCACCATCGTTTGAGGAGGTAACTAACAATGGCTACTTATAAATCAAACGCTGGCGCAATTCTGCAGCCAGGCAACCAGGTTAACCGCCTCTCTGGTTACAACGGCGAGGGTGTGTTTGGTTGGCCAGGTGTTGAAGCTTACGAAACTATTGGTTACGTCAGGATCAGCAACCTTGCTGCTGACAAAGCTAACTTCAAGAGCTTTGACATTACCGTGCCTTCCCCGGATCGTCGTCCTGACGACCGTGTGCGCGACAACCGCACCTCTCTCGTGGTGCCAGCTTCTTCAGCTCGTCCTACCTACGTCGTAGGCGCGTCGATTGCTGTGGCCCAAGACTACACAGTTACCGGTTTCCCCGCTGATCCTGTGACCGCCAACATTGGTGGTACCACTTCCGAGCTGCTGGTTCTTGGTCCTAACAACGCTGGCGTACCTTTTGGTATTCCCGCTACTCAGCTGAACGGTCTTGCCGCTGCTACATCCAGCATCACTGCTGCCAGCTCCCTGTTTACTCAGGGCCTGTCTGGCGGTACGGCTGCTGGTCTTCCCTTCCCGTCCAGCGTTACTAGCACAATTGTTGCTGGCGACCTTGCCAACAGCATGATGTACAAAGTAACTTCGGACACCACCTTCAAGGTGTTCAACACCACTGCCATCACCTCCACAACGGTAAACGGCGCCGGTATCTTCATCAGCCAAACTGATTTTGATGCTGGACGTGCAGGCTACCTTGTGTGTCGCGTGAACTACATCCGCCCACAGGCTGCTGTATCTTGGCGTGACATTGAGGGTCTGATTGACTTTGCTTCCCAAGTGGGTGGCGACGACATCTGATCAGTAGCGCAACAAGGTTAATGTTGGTATTGTATTGGTAGTTGTCACTCCTATGGAATGCTCTACCAATACAAACTGACTGGCGGACTCGTTGAAGTTGTTTCTAAACACGGAGACGGTGTCTTAATGTGTGTGGACTCTCAAGATGAGGTTATCTATGTCGAAGAAAACGACTTGACGCCTCATCTTGAAGCCACCAACGAAAAAATTCGGACGGAAGAACGTCTAACTGCTCAGCTTGAAGCTGAAGGCGTTCGTCCAGCCAAGCCAACAACACGGGAAACTTTCCCTCTTGATGTCCGCATCAATATCAACACAGCAACTGCACGGCAGATTGCAGACTCTCTCCCTGGCGTCGGACTTAAGACAGCCCGTGACATTAAAGACTTGCAAACGTCGTTGCCAGCTGAACGTTTCCAGAAGTTAGAGCAACTCCGATCAATTAAACGCGTCGACTGGGATGAGATTTTTAAAGAAAATCTTGTCCGCGTAGAGTGATAATTTGCGCGTGCTAGTGTGTTACTGGGTATAGCTATAGCCTGCAATACCCAAAAACGCATTAACAAAAACTAATGCAACTCGATACCTTCCTTAAATCAAAGGTCCGCTGGCACCTGGGGTACAACACTACATCCATCCCCGCTGGTGACCAAGCGCGGCTAGAGGAAGCTGTCAACAACATCCCAGATTCGTTCTGGTATAGCAAGATTGTCGAACAGGTCGGTCGGTGCGATGAGGCTGAAAAACGCACAGACATGACAGGTAGCGTGAACAATAACACCGTTCCTCGTAATCGTATTGAAAGCATCGCTGGTGACGTTGATCGTACGATTGCAACTTCTGATTTTAGGGACACGCTAAAAACCTGGACGGCAATTTATCTATACGAGACGGATCGACTAGCCCTTCATCTTTATGTCCCCAATTACCGAAATCCTGAACAAGCGAGGTATCGGTTTAATCGGGAAGGCGCTGAGTTTATCCAAGCACTTCCTGGCCCCGCTGACGTTGCTGTTGGCACTCGACTTATGCTCAGCAACAGCTTCCGCTAAAGCTACACAATCAAATCCAGCCATGGCACCCGGACGCATCGGAACATTACAATCATCAGACCGTCAAGCTGTATTTGAATCAGCCAAACGTCTGGGATTAGATCCGTATGAGTTTGGTGCACTGGTTCACCAAGAATCTGGGTTCCGGCCAAACGTTTGGGGTGGAGCAGGCGGTCAATATCGTGGCTTAATTCAGTTTGGCCCTGGCGCAAGAAAAGAAGTTGGTTTACCAGATAAACCAATGACTATTTCTGAGCAACTTCCTTACGTTGAAAAATATTTTCAACAGCGCGGCTATAAACCTGGCATGGGAATTGCAAAAGCATATGCCACTGTCTTGGGCGGCAATCCAAATGTTTCACTTAATGCAAAAGATTCTTTTGGAACTTCTGTTAACTCTTCTCTTCCTAAGTTTAAACCTGGCGGATCTCTTTATAAAGAAGCAATAAAAACACT